TTAGGCGTGCTTGTGCCAGTCCTGTCGAACGGTCAGATGCCCACGGTATGTATTTCCCTTGAGGGGATGGGTCTTTGTCCAGAGTGATCACCCCACCCGTGACAGTTTCAACCTCACGAATCATGGATCCGCAAGTCTGACACGGGTAGGGGTGAAGTGTGGGGATGGCTACACGCATCCGGTCATGCTAGTCGATTACATGAACTTCCGCTATAACTCCAATGGTGTTTCCCGTCACCGTAACGGAAAGCCGTCCAGAAGGCTCTATCCTGCCAGTAACGGTTCCATTTATTGATAGGGATAGTACGGAGATCACGGATCTCTTCGACCCTGTAGCCGCCTAATTTTTTATCTTCTTTGATCATCATATGCGTTAAAGGAACTCTCCAAGAACGATCCAAAAATTGGTACGCTCCTCTCGCTGAGGATGATTTATTAGCCGCACGATAGTTGTAATGCGATTCCCGTTTCATAATACATTTACGGAACGCTTCGTGTCTGGGTGAATACCATTTACCTTGATACAGGCTTGGCTGGTAGCCGTTCATATCTCGGGCTGCAATCTCTATTCTGTTGAGCCCATCCGCTTGAGCGGGATTGATTGTGATTAGTGATGCTGTTAGTGCTGCTGTGATTATTGTTATTAATGTACGCATGAAACTCCAATGCCAGAGGGTTAGGTCAGGCGTTGGCAATAGGCGACTCCTTTCACGCTGCTAGGCGCTTGATTTGTCTTCGCTGCCGTTCAGTTGTACCGCCCCAAATTCCAGTAATGATTTCGAAAGAAAGGGCATAGTTGAGACATTCAATTTTTACGTCACACTTTTTACATATGCTTAAAGCCGTTGAAGAGTTTTGCCCTGTTTGAGGGAAAAACAGATCATTATCGACCTGAGCACATAAAGCGTCTTGCATCCATTCTACCTGAGACATTTCTGACACCTTCCTGAGATAGTCCAACCAATAACCCCGCCAACCATCACGGCTAAAGCCCCTAGAGAAAGATTCCTGAAAACAATAATCCTACGATCAGTAGCAGTGACCCTCTTAGGTCTGCGTACGTTTTTCTTCTTTTTCATGAAACTCCTTCAGTAGTGAAAAGAACCGCTGAAATGGAAATCTGGGATCTTTTCCCGCAATACCCTCTCAGCCAATAGATATTTATCAACCATGCGATCCTGTAATTCCCCCTCAGGAAGATCACGGATCCTTGAAGCGTTATCAGACACATCAGAGGCTTTAACTAATAAGCCGATAGGATCCGCCATAGCCTTACGGATAGTCGCCTCATATGCCGTTAAATCGCTTTCAGAGGATTCCTTAGTACAAGCCTTCACCGCCTGAACCACACTTAACGGAGTATTCATGTAGGAAAGATCCTCAAGAGTGTAATCAGTATCTTCAACAACGTCATGCAGAAATCCAGCCATCACAAATTCATTACCGAATCTCCATAACGCAGAACCAACACGAGCCACATGGAGAATATAAGGAACGCCTAGTTTGTCTGTCTGAAATCGGTGAGCATAGGAAGCAAATTCCAAAGCATCGTTAGGAGTCTGCAAGTCAAAATCAAACCTCAACATCAGCATTCTCTTCCTCGCTGGAATCATTCATGAGATACAGATCTTTTAATTTCCCCATCACGTTGTCTCCTTAGCAATCAGTGGTGGACCCCAAGTGCGTTGCCCTGTTTCCCTCGTAGCGATTGTTGCCCTGTCATCGTAAACTGTGATCAGAATTTGACCTTCAATATCGAGATTAGATCCATCAGCCACAAACGTTCTCCGAATCATGCGATCCCCTCTGCTTCCTTCCAAGTATCAGCAACATGCACGTACCGATCAACCATGCCTTCCCCATCACATATCTCGCAAGCCCCGTCATAAACAACAACACCGTTGTCAATGACCATGACCTCCCCAACGCCCTCACATGTATCGCAAGTAACCTTGTCAGATTTTTTAAGTGATTTCATCCATTCCATTTTGTACTCCCCTCAGAGTCGCGCAAGCCGCGCAGTCATTTCCCTCATAAGTCCAAGCGCCACAAATGCACCGCCGAACCTTTTCATCTACCCCACCAACTCGGTTTGATAGTTCCCTCATTATTACATCCTAACGATTAGATTGTTCACCTTTTCGTAAAATAAAAGCCGTCACATCCAATGGAGGACAGTAATCGTCTCCGAAGTTTTCTGGACGATATTGCGTGAGCCAGTCAGCAACTGTTGCAATTACGGCTTCAGCAGTTTCACGAGTATCTGCCCATGCACCTAGATTACGTTCAATCTGGTGAACCAAAACATCATGCCCCGCTATTAATGCCTCCGCTTGTTCTTCTGTCATCATAGGTATCTCCTTGTGTAGGTTGCCTACCGTTCCCCGAATGCTACCACGGTGAGGTTCAGTTTGTCTTTCTTGAACGTATTCTTCCAACACATAGATTTTGCATTTGTTTCTCTTCTCCGAAAGACGACAAATCTTTTCAACCTTATGCAGAACAGACAGAGCCCCTGAAGCCGTGCCATGATGCCAGCCCGTAGCATCCGAAAGATCTTTCCAAGTCATGCCCAAGGATCCAGAAGAAGCAAGAAGCCTGATAACGGTTTGCTGCCTGTCAAGAGTTTCTCCTGAATAGTCAGCGGTCACGGCACGGGTCTTGCTTGTGTCACTCCCTGACCAGCCACTTGTACCAGCGTAAGGAAGTTCAGGTTCTTCAAACATTTCAACATCTTGAAAACTCATGCTTCCTCCTCCTTGTACCGCTCGGCATATTCTTTGGCTCCTTTGAATCCCTCGCAGTCATCAATGACTAGCCAATCGCCTGATGGCTCTTTAACGCAGATAGTCCACCAATTCCGATAGCGGGTCTTATACCCTTCGTCATACCAGTAGCGGTGAATCCAGAATTGTCCATCCTCTGACGTGTAGCCTTTGTCACCGTGCCGATTCCACTTCATGATTCCTCCTCAGTCATTATCTCTGGAATTGGGTGTGCTTCGCACGACCACGCGATGATCGTTCGCGCACCTTGCGGAGCAAACAACATCACTTCAGTTGCGGTCTGTATTGTGTCACGCTGGCAAACTGTGCAACGGTCGAAAAGTTCTACTCCGGGATCAACTTCCGTTGCTACCTTCATGCTGCCGCCTCCTTGACTTTCATCTTTATCGCAGAGATCATTTCTTCCAGAAAATAATCATCAACAAACTGTGCTCCACCCATGCTCAACTCTAACCAGTAACCACTTGTGTCATCACCACTAATACTGAAACTTGCATCAGTACCGCCACTATCTTCTACGGTAACTTTAATCATGATTCCTCCTTAGTATCCAACTACGAGACCGTTTCTGTCCCGCATTCTTTCTCTGACCGCGATGGCAATCAACGCGGCGTGCGTAGTGCAAAGGATCGCGGCGTAATCACCATCACCCATGCTCGTGAGCAGCATGCCTGACCACTCGGGTGGCAGTAGGTACTTTATGTCGCGCTCGGGGTTTTCTGGGTCGCTGAGAATGGTTGCCGTGCAGCCCTCCCAATCGCACGCAAACTTGTATGCACCTGTCTTAGTGCCTTCCCAACTCATGCTGCCACCTCCACTTTGATTTCTTCCGTGTCCGACAAATCGAAAACGTAACGGTAGGAGAACCACAGTGAGTCGCTTCCACTTTCCGAATCAGCCTTCTTTGTGATCGGCACAAGGATCGCGATTCCTTTAGCCCCCTTCTTCACGGAACGACCTACCTTCTTCCAGTCATGGAACCCCGCGCACTCGACTGCATCCGCTCGCTGCCCAAGAATCAGACAAACATTTCGGAATGAGTACCTTCCAATCAGCAACGGTGCTTGTGCTGACAGTTCTTCTTCTGTCACCCCGGCTGCGAAAGCATCCGCGATTGTCTTCAATGATGCCAAACGCTCTTTACGTTCTGTTACTGTCATTTTTGTCATTTCATTTTCCCCTTAGAAAGAATAATCGTGGTAGTAGTCTCGACTACCAATTCGCAGTGTGTTGCCATCAACATAACCCGACTGGCGGAATCGACCATCCTTGCGGATCGTCCAGTGTTCACGGTAACCATTGGGATCAGGCTCGTACGTGTAAGTTTGAGAATCACTCATCCCATTGTTATCTACACGAGTAACAATGTCTCGCACGATCACAACTGTTTTAACTTGACCTTTTTTAGGACCGCTTTTGAAACGATCAACTTCTACGATTGTTGCCGCCTTACGATCTGTCCACATCAGGATGGTTACACCCATTCCAACCGCAGGTTCAAAAGTAGCAACTCCGTCTTGAATCATGTTTACGAATGATCCGTATCGCATTTTTTCCTCCTCAGTTTGAGAGCCCCCTTGACTCTCATATTCTCAGTGTAACATACCGTCCCCGTAACGTTACACGGGGGGTGCATCTTAAAATTATTTAACAACCTGCAACTCTGACAACGCCTCCGCTTGTTCCTTCGCTTTATTCAAAGACCAGAAATACATACTGTCTATTGGTTCATCCTCCAAATAAACAGCCCACTTCATTATGCAGTTCGAATACGTACACTCACAATAACTTTTCACCTGAAATTGAGGATCAATCAACAACGTATAGACCCCTGCCATTTCACGTTTCCAAACAGTCATGACTTCACCTCGTTTTCGTAGTATTTAACAGCAGACATTAAAGATCCAAATTTGCCAAAAACTTCTTGTTTCCTTTTTAAGGATTGACTACTCATCTGCATTAAAACCCATTGCCCCTTTAATTTAACAATCCAGTATTGACCACTGTAAGTACAATAAGAGGAACCTTTACCAGCAGGTTTAATCCATCCGTAAGGTGAACGCATGTCACTTTCCTTCCACGATTGATTCAAACATTTCAGGGTCGGTCATCTCAACGAACATGCCGATCTGAATCAAACTTTTACTGTTAATGATTGAACAAATGTTTTTGAATTGAGAAGGATCGGTTTCTTTGATGTACCGAGCCACAACGCTAAATTCTTTGGTGCTCATTTTTTTCCTCCTTTGTTGGTCCCCTTGACCTACAACTTCACTTTAATGCCACGCCCCCGTAGTGTCAAGTCTATTTCAAAAATAATTAAAAAAGTTTTCCCCACCAAAACCGCCACAAATTTATCTAAGGTAAAAGTACCCAACCCCCTCACGAAAACCCCTTAAAAGCCCCTCAAATCCCCACCTAGATCCATTCATTCGATTTGGTAATACCCATAGGAGCAGCGATCAAAGGCTCCCAACGAGGAGGTTCAAACAACGCCAAAAGAACCGCCTCCGCACGATCAGGAGAACCAATCCCACGCTTAGACATTTCCATCTTCGATTCAATCTGCAACCTGCCAGAAGAATTAGCACGATACGAAGGAGCCGCCAACTGCATCATCGTTGAATGATCAACATCCAAAGCAAGATCCTGATATCCATCCTCATTCGGTTGCAACGCCTCTCGACCAGTCCACCACATCTCAGCCCGTTGATTAGCAAACTGCTCACGATCATAAGCAGATTGAGCAACATTCACTGGAACAATCACAGCATCATGCCGCCCATCAGCCCCCCACTCTTCCAGTAAACCAGCAACACCCCAGCCCACACCAATAGCATCAATCTTCACACGAACCTTTTCCCTAGTCCCCTGAGCAACATGAATCTTCTGAGCAGATTTAATCGCATCCAAAACACGCCCAGCCACCTCAATAGGAGATCTATTACCCCGAGAAGTATGAACAATAGAAGCCGTTTGACCGTGAAGCCTCGCAATAACAAATTCATCACCACCATCAGCCGCAACGTCCACACCTAATTTGATTGGACCGGGATCAGATTCCAACCCCATCGCCTGCTCAATCCATTCCACAGGAATAACAGAAGTTTCAGAAGTACGAGGAAACCTCGCATAAACACGAGCCTGAACGAAAGGAGATTCATTACCAAAAGCACGAGTTACATCATCAACCCATTCCTGATCAACCAGATTACGAGACCAAGCGCCAACAGGTTCTCCAGTGAAGTTCGGTGTATCAAAAGCACTGATCGGAATCACGTTATACAAATCAGAAGAACAAGAACGCTCAAACCATGACCCAACGTTATTCGTTGGAGGGTTTCCTAACAACAACAAACGAGTGTGCTGACCAGTCATCAACGCTTCAAGAGCCTGACCGATTGTGTTCGATATACCTCCAGCCTCATCCACAACAATAAGAAGATTCTCCGAGTGAATACCTTGAACAGCAGACTCGTTATGTTCAGCAGGAGAGAAACCATCAGCAACTATCTGATTATCAATCTTCCATTCAGTTGTAAACACTTCACCCGGAAGATTATGTTTAACAGCCAAAGAACGAATGTGAGACCAGAGGATCCCTTTCACCTGACGAAAAGTAGTAGCAGTGGTAACTACCCTTACTGATCCCGGAGGATGAACAACAACCCACCAAGCAATCGCCCGAGCAGCAATATGAGATTTTCCGGGAGCGTGACAAGCAGGAACCGCTGTACGTTTATTGTCTCGAACAGATTCAAGGATCTCAATCTGTTTAGACCAAACACTTTCTCCTAAAACATTAGTAACGAAAGACACAGGACTTTCCCTGTATTTGGAATATGGGTTAGAAATTTCTGATTCCATCGCCTTAAGCAATGCTAATCGTTCAGGTTGATTCAAAGAAGCAAACAACAATTCCCGAGTTTTGGGATCCGCATCAGCAATTTCATCAATCAGCGGCACTTTAACCCCTTACTCGGTCACCCTATTTTTAAGAATCTCACTGACTTTCTCCTGAAGTTCATCGACACTAACGGAGATCTCAATAGCGCCACCGTCAGCACCAACATGCTCAAGCCTGTCGCTACGTCCCCACCTCTTCGGATAAGACCTCTCCAGATACCACGCTGCTGCCTGCCAAGTCCCATCCACTGCGGCTTTTTGAATCAAACCAACGTTACGCATCTCAGCCTGAGCGCGAGCCTTTTCAACCGCTTCTACAAAATCAACGTAAATTGTTTCTTCGGGATTAGCCTCAACACCATCTTGAATCAACTGTCGTTCAGAGATCCCACGTTTCATCCACTTATAGAACACCTGTGGAGTGATCCCCGCGTAACGTGCTGAGGTTTCAATATAGTTTCCCTGCTGAAGGGATTCTACAATTCTGGATTGCCTTTCAGGATTTAGTTTAGTTTTCGCCATACGTTGATACTACACGGTAGTAGTGCTACGCGAAAAGTTGATCAGGTTCAGGAAGTGGCATTGTTTGAGTTTTGGGTTTCCGTTCACTGCGCAAAAATATGTCGAAAGCCCGTTCTTTGTATGGATCCTCCACAGTGAAATCCTCATTCTCAACGTAGGATCCTTCTTCAATAAAGTGTTTGAAGCCCCGTCCCATTCTCTTACCCCTCAGAGTATGTTTATCGATAGCAACGTCAGGAACCTCACGCCATTCAGGTTGTTCCAGATAGTTCATCACAAGCGCGTTATCTACCGCCCGAGATTTTTTAGCCCTCGAAAGAATCATCACCGCATGAACAATAAACATATTCTCGGCTGATTTTTTTGCCTTCTTGAAGTCCAACCAATTGTCATATAACGCCCTGATCTGAGCAGGAAGATGGGGTTCAGCCAATCCAATATCTTCGCTAGTAATGATCAGAAGCCTCCGCCATACGTGCTGCCCGTATCCTGATTTATCAAGTTCAGATGCCCAGTAAAGAGCCTCTTCTTCGAGCCCTCTACGGATACATTTCTGCATAGCCGATACAACCTCAGCCCACTCATATCCATTTACGGTTGGTGGAATCATGTTTTTTCTTTCCATTGTGTTTCCCCTCAATAGTTTGGTTATTCCCCCACTATAGCAGTACCCCCCCTTATTGCAACGATTTCCCTCAATCTTTTTTCTGCCATGTCACGATCTTTGAAAGCGGAATCTATCACATCGTCCCATTCCACAGCCCAAACCCAGACAGCGTACGTTTTCCCATTCCCCACTACGGGTATGGATCTTTCAACAATCTTGCCGCCCATCAGTACGGTAAAGCCATATGACGCATAGCATCATGGGATCTTTTAGTGATTGTGTCTTTCTTATTCCGAATAACGTCACTACCGAAATACTCTCGAAGAAAAACATTCGCTTCAAACTCAACAGCCATAGAACGATGTTGTGCCTGACCTCCAGCCCCCTTAAACGTTTTGGTTTGCAGGAACCCGTAATGTAAATCTTTCCACACAATACGGTGATGATAAGCATTCAGTGAAGAGATCCAATAGTCACATACAGTCGTGGCACGTTTATGCCAATAAAGTTTTGAGCCTTTCAGAAGACCCATTGAATGCCCCGGTATAAATCCCTTAATCGCAAAAGGTTGCTGAGGATGAACAAACACTGGACGTACTAGATGATTGAACCCGAAAAGGTAAGCCCCGATTTCTTTCGCCATCCATGCCTGCCGTTGAATCATTTCTCTAACTACATCAGGTTCAAACGTAGAGTTTTTCCCCGGTGGGCAGGTCCAATCCCTCATGTAGGCAATGTCATCATCAAGCATAAAAATGTTGCCAAATTTTTCGTAGATCCATTGCCGTTTCAATGGTAGCCCGATCACATCATTCGGGTGAGTGATTATTTCGCAATTAGGATTATGTGCTTTGTATTCAGCCGCTTCGGATTCTGGAACACATATCGCCAACTCGTGAACAACTTTTGCCGTCATAACGTTATCTGCCCTTTTAGATGAAGGACAAATAATTTTGACTAACTCTTCCATAATTCCTGCAATCTCTCAACAGTCACTACATGAGATCTCGCAGTCTTCGGACCTTTATACGACTGCTCAACCCTTAACCCAAATTTTTCATACAACCAAACAGTGTCAATCTCGCTTTTAGCAATCACAACAACATAGTCATATTTCTCATTCATGCGGGCAACTATTGGGAAAATTGGAGATTCTTTAACCTCTTTCTCCATCACCATTGTCAAAGATTCCAACATGCTTTCATCAATACCCGGAACTACTCCAGTCTGAGATAAAAGTTCCGCTAACACTGTTTCATCCCATGTCGCCAGATTAGCCGTTGCGTTATCCGCTAGTCCACGCCTCATTGCTTGGATCTCATTATCATCAACCCAGTAAACGTTTACATGACTCCAGCCTAAAGCCTGAGCCGCCCGATACATATGGTTCCCTGCAATAATTTTTTTACTCTTTTTTTGAGCAACTATAGGTCGATGCTGACCAAATTCCTCAAGACTTTCCACTATTGCAGAAATGTTACCTTTCCGAGCATTCTGATCATCTAACTTCAGTTCTTCCATAGGAACACTCACAACATCCATTGGATTAAATTTCTCTCCCATGTCTTCCCCTACCTCTCTGCAATGAATTCAAGACCACAATCCGGACAAGTAACAGGTTTCGGTGGTGAAGGTTCCACGTAGTTTGGTTCCAAAGGAGGAACTAAAGGAACAAACCCAAACATTGAAACATCAAACCCAACCGCATCTAAGTCCAGAAGTTGATCCGCAAGAAGAACATCATCAAAATCAGATATATCCCCCGTACGATTATCTGCCAAAGCGTAAGCCCGAACCATGTCGTAACTCCAGTCAGAAGGAACCCGACTAATAGTTACCTTCTTCCAACCCAACTCTCTAATTGCAGTCAGCATCCCATTGCCAGCAATAACAACGTTTTCCCAAACTACTAAAGGTTTCCTAACCCCAAATAATTCTAAACTTCCTTTGATTGCGTCAATGCTTTCTCTGGAATGTTTCCGTGCATTCTTTGGATCCAAAATTAGAGAATCAACATCCACATTTTCAATGTTCATGAATCATCCTGAGGAGGTTCAAATTTCAAACCAGATTCCACAATTCTTTTCACAGTGTTCGGAGTGATACCAGTTTCTAAAGCAATCCCATACATGCTCCAGCCCTGAGACATCATCCCCGCAACACGGGCACGCCTATCAGCCGACAATTCTTTATTACGTTCAATGTTCCTTACGATTGTTTCATTAATGTCCCGAATAATTTCTAACTCAATTCGTTCAATGTCATCAGGTTTCCGCAACGGTCTAGGCATTTTTTTCCCCTTCAATAATTAAAGTTAATTGATCATCTCCCCGAATCACGGGCATAAAAATAATCATCCTTACAAATTCACCCGAATCATCTGGAATAATCCCAGCATCAACGAGCCCGTCAATAGCCGCTTTTACAGATGGATTACAAGCAGCAGTATCCTGCAAACGACCCATCTTTTGAAATGGTTGAGCAGTCACGTTGATCCATTTCATTTTTGGTACTTTTTCTTTTTTTACAATCCACGTAAAAGCCTCCCTCCATTCCCGATTATGTGCCGCTCTAGCCCAACGATTACCCGCCCTCTCCGCATTTGTTGTCAGAGGTTTTTTCGAGTAAGTCAAAATGTGCGGCATTGACCGACCCTATCATGTTTGCACCCCTCCTTCATCATCCAACAATACAGTTCCATAATGCAAAGTCACAGGGATAGCCGAAGGATCATCATTCCTATGAACAAGAAGACCCAAATCATAAGAATCCGCACGGTGAGATTCAACCCAACCATGACATCCCTCAGTCCCACTACCACACAACCACAAAAGATTAGCGGGTGAATTAATCATTTTGTTCCGCGTCCCGCCCATCCCTCTAGGTTTTCTGTGATGTAAAGACCATCGCATACTTGATCCAGTCCCACACCTTTCGCAACACCAGCCACTTCTGTGTTGAATTTTCTCTACTACTGCTCCGGGGATCGCCACGGTTCCACCTTCATTTTCTCTTTGAACCACTCAGGCATCGGAACACCCGGAACGTGAGCCAAAACATGTTGATCCATCGCCCTTCGAGAATAGTTCTTCCACGCAGTCACAAGGTGAGCAGGCATCAACATATCGGTGGTCAAAGAATAATGACGATTCACATATTCACGAGCAAAATCAACCGTCATCCTTGGAGCCTCTTGCTGAAACAAATCCCACCACGCCTGAACCCGAACATCATCGATTCCCTGCCTCTGATCATGACCATTAGCCAAAACCAAAATCAATGCAACTTCCGCCTGCTTCATGACCCTAAAGAATCCATGTCACGAAGAGCCGCCCGTTCGATCACGCTCATAACCTCAACCGCCTTCTGTCCAGACCTGTTGCTACGAGGAGGAAGAGCACTATCAGCCCATCGCTCACCATTCAGCCATGTCGAAGCATGAGCCGTGAATTCAGGATCACGATTAGGATCTAAAGCGTAACGCTCCGCCCCCGCAATTATACCCTCTGCAGTTTCTTTCCTCACTGCTTTGTTCCAAGCGAGTTTCGCTGATGCCTTAGCATTCTTTCGCGGATATATTTTCCAGAATTCTTCAAACATTGGATCAGGATCAACAGGTTTACGAACAATCTGCCTAGAGTCTGCTTCAATTTGGTATGTATTAAGTTTGTCTGCTTCCGTATGCAAGTTTCTTTGCCACCCCTGTAAAGAATTTTGGGAGGGGGTAGTGCAAGAATCTTTACCACCTATAAAATTTTTTGATACGTTCCACCGAACAATATACATATTCGTTGTCTGGTCTCCACCCTCACTAGCCCTCCCTTCAATCTCAATCGCCCCAACATCCACGAGACAATTTTTTGCCGAATCCAGAGTAGGCATAGACACATTCATTGCCTCCGCAAGTCTTCTCCGAGAAGGAAACGCATAACCTTTCCCCATCGCAAAAGATCTCAAAATCAAATACAGTCGAATCCCGTTAGAAGTTATCTCAGGATGAAACAGAATCCAATGTGGTATCTGTTCAAAAGCACCCCGCTCAACTTCGAGATTCCCTAATTCCTCATTCATTCCATCTCCCTCACTAGATCGAAATTAAACACGATTAGAAGCCCTGAATCTCCAGAAGGTCTAACCATCCCAGAGATACAGGAAATCCAGCGAATTATGCCCCTAAACGCTTCTTAGAAGCCGCGTAAGCCCTACGGAGTAGTTCCTTCTCGGATGTTGAAATATCCAAAGAAGGAATTTTCTGAGCAACCTCAGACAAACCTTCAGGATCAGCCACTCCCTCAAACATTTCCAACAACTCCTGAACCTTGCCAGAATCAGCATGTTCCTGTCCAACAACCTCACCAACAACCGCTTCAGTCGATCCATTCTTATACAACGAAAGACCAAACTGATCTCCAAGATTCATCGCAGAACGTTTCAAAGCCTGAGACTCAGCCGTCTTAATTGCCTGATCGTGAGCATCCGCTAAAGAAGGATTAGTTGCGTCACCTGCCGCCCATTCAGAATAAACAGCACCAACAACAGACAACTCACAACATGCCCGATAAATCACATTCCACCGAACCACGCCATCCTTCTTAGAAACCACTTCCCTTTCGGAAACCAACTCCATATCAGTCACAACAGAAGACCAAGCAGTGAACCCAAAAATCTGATTCAAAGTACGCCGTATATCCCATGCCTCAACATGTGAGAATCCTTTGCCATCCTTACTTACTCGAATAGGATCAATAGGTTTCAAAAGTTCCTGCATTTGCTCATTACTCAGATTCATCATCTATTCCCTCAAGATCAATCGCATCCAAATCTGGAACGATACTGACATTTATTTTCTCCAACGTGGGTTCCACCCCCGCCAGTATTTCCCCACTAGCCACATCAATCACATTTCCATGATCAACAACGGTAGTGGATTTTATTGCATCCATATTCGGTGAGTACGTGACACGAAGAAGATCTTCCCTCTTAGCCTCAACAGCCCACTGAACAAAAGTGGATTTATCAACTGTAACACCAGCAGACTGAGATCTGGTCTTCAAACAACCATCGGGAAGTTCAACAGATTTCTGACCAGCCATCCTTTGTCCAATAGCGTACGCCTCAAGATGATTTGCGAAAAATTCCATCTCACCAGAGATAGTGGAATTCACACGAACAAGCCAATCATCAATCCTTGACCTCTCAGAAGAAGCCAACACCTCATGACGTTGAGCCTTCTGAGCCAACTGCCGATATTTACGCATAGCCCAAGCAGCCTTCTCATCCGTATCAATACGAAATCCCTCATTCATTTCTGACACTCTAATCTCCATTCCCGCTCACCTCGAGCGACATAAATAATCGTTCGATCTTCTTCATTCGTAACCAGATTAAACGGACAAGTCGCCACCTCAAACAACACTCTGTCCTCTAATTTCTTCACAATCTTAAAAAGATTCAACAAATCTTTTGCTTTCATTTTTCTCCCTCAAATTTTATTAAGATTAAGCCACGTTCTCGTAGCAGGATGCCCAATAAGCCACCTCCCCAACATTCTCTGCGTATATCCCTACGTATTCTTTTTTAACAGATACTTTGCCGCTTCGGATAAAGAGCCTCCGAACAGTGTAATCATCCGCCCCCGTCAAGGTAACCGATACATAATAACCGTTAGAAACTGGAAAGAAAACCGTTGAAGTAAAAACTTTGCAACGTCCACCTGAAATGGCGAACATGTTTCCCATTCCAATTTGTTCCCTCAATACATGAGCATCAATTTTTTTACCATCAGCAACTTCCTCTTCAAAGGTGCTTAATGTGACCAACATTTTAATTTCTGACAGTTTCATTATTCCCTCTCCGAAGGATTCCCTCGACCCTTACCCCCAAACTGTAACACACCTCCCCCGTGGAGTCAAATAGGGGGTCAAAAAAGGCGATCCCCCGGAAGGTGAGGGGTTCCTTCCGAGGGATCTAAGGGAGCAACGCTCGACCCTGCAACTATTCTAGCGGCATTCTCGACGATGCCTCGACAACGCACTAACAGAAACCAAAGATCCAGAATCTCGCAGAACATTAACAATCACCTGTGAAGACATCATAGGATTACCTAAAGCCTCCAAAAGAACAACGCGATCATCACCTTCAAAAGAATCAACAATCGCACAAGTCTTACACTGCTGACCGTCAAGCCTTAAAGGAACTGATTCAAATTTAGATCGAAGACTCAACGTATAGTCCCATTAAGTTTCAAATTCATCTCTTTACGAACCTTCATCAAGTCCTTAGTAGAAATTCCTTTAGCAATAGCAAAGTGCATAGGATCATTCCCAGCCTTTGTTTGATGATGTGGACCCTTATAGGTCACGCCCGGAGCCAAAGAAGAAGCACCCCACAAGAAAACATAACGACCATCAGCCGTTTTGTACTCTTCCAGAATCTTAGAAATTTTCTTTGCTTTCCCAACAGGCATCTTCGAAGGAAAAGTATGAGCCCCAATATCGTCACTCCAACAATCAATAGCGTAACCCGCATGATCAGATACCGCGTCTCCCATCCGTATCTGCCTGAAGTTAAAACTCCAAGTATTACGTTTCGATAACGGTTTGATCTCATCATTCAATCGAGCAGCCAAATGAAGAAACAAAGGCAAGCAAGACCTACGAGTACGGATCTTGATTTTTGTACCCGGAATTGTTCGAGCCGACAACAAAGGAGACGACCACGATTTAATCGCCTCATGACCAGATGTAGTCAAAGTCATTACATGTCCCCTTCCGGCTCCGCCACAGGAGCATCAGTCAAATCAGGTTTCTTTCCTATCAAAGACGGATCCGAATGATCACCAATCTCAGCCGACACAATAGAAGTCGCATACGACAAAAGACCCGCACCAATCGATACGCCAAGAATCGTCATCCAGTCAGCCGACAACGCATCAAAAACGCCCACCGCAGCAGACATAGCAAGGAAAGTCTGAGCAACAGTCTTCAGAGCCCTCTCACTTGCCAGAATCCAAAAGGATTTATTGAACATTATTTTCGTCCTCCTCCAAGGGAATTTCCCCATCCCCCACAGCATACCTGCTAGAACGTTCAGGTTTGAAAAGACGCACATCCTCGTAAGCCGCCCCACCAATATAAGCCGCGACAACAGCCCCAATCAATCCGAAACCAGACAAAACTAAAGTCTCTGCCAGAGCCGTATCATCCCAACGAACCATCACGTAAACGATTACAGTCACCCCAAAAATAAGTGACCCAAAAACCGCCCTCCTCCGCAACTTCCAAGAAGGAACCCCCTGCCTCACTTCAAATCCTCAACGTCTTCTTCCAGCAACGCAACATCGGATTCTAAACGTAATACAGCCGACTTCAGGACACTTATGTCTTTCACGACCCCGTCCATTTTAATATGAAGATCCGTCAAACTGAAGCCTCCATTTGTTCGAGGCTGAATCTGATACGTTGAATCTTTAATCTCTTTAACAATTCTTGACTCAAGCCTCCTATTCGCCCAACGTAAAAACCCGGTAACCACAACAATCGAAGCAGACACGGCAAGGAAAATCTGTAAGATCAAATAGAAGGATTGTGGTTCCAAGGTAAACCTCCGCACGGGATAACAGTTCCTATATGATACCGAACATGGCTACCCGTACACGTAAACCTATCGAACATAAAACCGAAACGAAAGAAAGCACCGTATCGGATCACTACCCATTCAAACATTCTCTTGACACAGGAGACCGTGGAGTCCTAGTTATGTGGGCACAATCCAAACTCATGAAACACGGACATTACGAAGGTGATCTTGACGGCAGATACGATCGTGAAATGACCCTCGCGGTACGCAAGTATCAGGAAAAAGTAGGGCTTAAAATTACGGGTGTCATTGACCGAAAAACTTGGGACTCAATGGCAATCAACAATAAAGATGTGACTTAATTCTTGAGGC